GGTAACTGGCGCGTGCTTGAGATTGGGTCATTTCGCCTCTGTACGCCTTATATGGAGCATTTCTGTTCATACTTGCAAATGTAGTAATCTAGCATCTTGCTATGTAGCTTGTACTTGTGTTAGTGCCTTGGATCATATAAGTAGTGAAAAATTATGCGTATTTGATTCTCATGCGTTGTAGATCAATTAATATCCCTAGTTTGCTGTGCTTGCATTAGTTAGTATAGTTTCTAAGATGCCGGGAGAACTTGGTAGCGACGTTAAGTCGTCGTCGCTTGATAAGCGTCTGTCAAAAATATGAAAGCGGTAGTCGGTCGTTGGGTTGATACGGCTGACGTTTGTACGTTACAAGTTAGCAGGAGGGAAACCCAAATGTCTCTGTCTTGTTTTGTGCAAATTTGGGTAGTTATTATCTTGCTTAATACCTGCTAGAGGTATTTTATTTCTATCCAGATGAACAACCGCGTTTATTTAATTAAACGTGTTTAATATGGAACTAAAATTTGCTACGGAATATGGCGATATAATTGTTGATAGAATTGGTGCTAATGAGGATGATTGGATTACGATCAAGTCACAATCTGTTACTTTCGATAAAACAGTCTTCTTCATTGAAGCATTTCATGCTGATTTTCCTGACTATACTTTATTAGGATCTAATGATGTAGAGAAGTTTACTTTCTTATCTGAACTATGTTCACGACAAGATGTCATGCAGGCTTGGTTTGCTGGCGTAAGTATTCGTTATTCTGATACCACACAACTACCGCTTTATCTAGTTGACCGTGTGGCGCCTGATGAATATAGTAAAATACAGGCAAAGTTACTTGAAATGAAAGACAAACTTGCTATAATTGTTACAAAGCGTAATGATTTAGCAGTTAAATACACTTCAGACTTAAAAGCGTTGCGTTTAGAAGAAGAAGCCATTGTTGGGAGATCTATAGGGCAAGACAATGTACTTAAGATTATTAATTTAAAAACTAAGCAGCTACCTTTAAGTATACAGATGAAAATACAAGGTTACATGCCTACTAGTATTGATTCAGATGTGTCTGATAACAAGCGCC